CTATGCCCTGCGAGACCCGCTGTTCCCCTTTATTTCCGGCTTTTCTGTGGGGATGCCGTGGGGTGCGGTTGCTGTGTTCACTCTCTGTTTTGACGACAGCGGAACAACGTTCTGCGGCATTCGGCGGCCTATCGCCTTCTTGCTAATGGCGTCTGCAGCCTCGGCCTGAAAGTCCGGATGATGATGACCGTAGGTCGCAATGAGGACGTCGACCGTCATTCCGAGGAAGCCAGCCGCCGCCCAGACATCTGTACCGGACTGCATGAGCCAGGTCGCTGCCGTGTGCCTGAAAACATGAGGCGTCACGTCCGTCGTGAACTCTCCCCCGTCGTCAAGTTCGCCGAGGCCTGCGGCCTTGACGGCGGATCGAAACGCCTTCTTCACGCTCGTCACCGGCCTTCCGTTCCACTCGACCACGAAGTCATGGGAGATGTTGCGCCCGACCGACTGGCTTTTGCCGCGCTGCTTGGTCTTGATCTCGATCTTCTTTGTCGACCAGCGTCGCAAATGAGCGAGAAGCCGGTCCGGAAGGCGCACCGGCGGCTGCCGCTTCTTGGTTTGCCGCGCGCCTGGAGCACGGCGATAGAAGACACCGGCCTCCAGGTCGACATAGCCCTGTCCTTCCGTCGGCCGGATCGCGGCGCCGCAAATGGCGGCGGAGCGCGTACCGGTGTAGAGGGCGACGAGAATGAACCGCGCGACATGACGACCGGTCCGCCGATCGCTCGGCTGACCTTTCCAGCTTTGACGCATACGCCAGGCCGCCCACAAAAGCTTCGCGGCCTCGGATCGATCCAGCCATCGCTGGCGCGCCTCCGGCTTGGGAGGCAGCACGATCGCCGGCGCTGACGTGCAGTAGCCTTCGGAATGGTAGTGGTTGATGGAAGCGCGTAGATCCTCGAGCTGCCTCCGCGCGGACGCGCCGCCGCCGTGCGCGTCGGCATAGTCGCGGCATAGCTTGCCGTTGATGTCGCCGATCGAGCGATCACCGAACCAGAGGATTGCCTTTGTCAGCCGCGCGGCGACCTCGGCCGGCCGGGCCTTCGACGGTGCCACGTCTCTCAGGTAGATGTTTATGGCGTCGGCGATCCGCACAGAATCGGGATCACGGCCGCGCTGTCGCGCTGGCTGGTATTTTTCGCCGATGTAGGTCGCGAGGGCTTTCTCAGCGCGTTCGCGGTCGCCAGTGCCGCCGCAACCGCTAATGAATGTGGCCCCGTCGCGGATGAACCAGCCGGCGCGATTCCTGAGGCTGCCGTCGGACTTGCGACTTTCTTCGCGCCAGACGAGCCTTGCCCCTTTCGCCTGCCTCGGCATTTTTCCCTCATGCGTTCAATCTCGGCAAGCGTGACAAATTCCTTGCCTGCGATCAACTCCGTTACGAGCCGCCCGGCATCGCGTTCCTTGCGCAGGCCCTTGGCGCCCATCGAACCGTCAGGAAACGCGATCCGAGCGGCGATTTCCAGCCTCAGCGGCGTTTCGGCCGTGTATTGGCTGGGGATATTCACCTGGCTCTCCTGATCGCATTGCCGCTGGTGATCATCACGTAGCCATCGGGGAACACGACGCGAATCGAGTTCATCGCGCCGCGGGCGGTCACGGCGCAGGGCTGACCTTTTCGACCTTGGCGGTCCCAGCGGTAGACGTAGGGATAGGTCAACTCCGCGCGGCCTCCCATGCCTCGAAGCACGCAGGTGCGACCGTTCTAGCGAAGCTGGCCATGGCCTCGGCATAGATCCTGATCTCGAACTGTGCGTGCGGGTGAAGCCGAAGGTCGAGAAAATGCAACAGGTTGCGCAGGTCGACCTTTGCGAACATGTGGCTGTATGTCGCCACCGGCAGGACCGACCGTGCCAGTTCGCGGGCGACGCCACGTTCCAGCAATGCCCGATAGACGGCGAAAGACCTGGCTGCGCTTTCCCTGATCGAATCTGCCACACCCTTGGCGATCAGGTCGGGCAGAGGCTCGGCGCGCCCTTGCTTGTTCGATTTGGACTGTTCGCAAATCTGCTCGATTGCGGGCACATAGAATTCTTCCGGCAGCTCCCGATAGCGAGCAGAGAGTTCGTTGAACGACCAGGTGCGGTGGCGGTGCCACTGCCGGAACACGAACAGGGGGGCTTTGACCTCGAACTGGAATTCGACGGCTTCGAATGGCGACGTGTGCCGGTTCTTCCAGAGGTAGCGGATCAGGCGCGCGTCGCTGCCTTCATCCTCGCCGGCGCGCCAGGCAGCGTCGTAGCTGACCCTTGCCGCTCGCACCACGGACAGGTCGGAACCCATGTGGTCGACCAGCCTGACGAAGCCATGGTCGAGAACGTCAATCCTGTCCGGAGCGGTCATTTGAGGATCCTGCGATGTTTGAGTGGCGGGTAACGATGTTGGCGCCGTGGTCGGCGCGGGCGTCGATCTCGGCTATCGCGCGCTTGAGGTAGTTCGCCGCGTCGAGGTGCTCCTCGTAGGCATGCTGCAGCCAGTCGCGAAGGGTCAGGTCGGTACGGGCCAGCGTGACGCCGTATTTCGCGATGCCGAGTTGCGAGCGGCGGAGCAGGTCGTCGCGGACGGCCGCGACAATAGGGTCGACCTGGTCGAGGCTCATTCCTTCCTCCATTTCCAAAATCCCTGCGCGCCCTTGGCGGGCTGAATGGGTTCGAGGGGCTGGACGTCCGCCAGCGGCCAAGCCCAATTGCAGTGCTGGTCGCGGTCGCTGTCGTTGAGCGCGGCCCCAAATTCTCCGACAATGTCGAAGGCGCGGCGGGGCTCGCCGAGAATGGCTGTGCCCAGCACGCTGGAGAGCGGCAGCAGGCTGGGGTTCGAAAGCCACCGCTCCAGCAGCGGAAGGGCGATGTCGGGCTTCAGCGCCGTCGTCCAGGCCTCGGCCGAGCGGAGGCGGATGATCAAGTCCTGCACCTCGGCGCGTTTCACCGGACGTGCGCCGGCGTGGATGCCGATACGCCTGCCGCGCAGGTTCTTCGGCGCCGGCCAGCCGCGAAACTCATAGGGCTTTGCACCCGCGATGATAAGGGAAGTCCATGGCTGCCAGATCGTGATGACGTCTAGTGTTGGCATTCTCTCACCTGCGGAAAGGCGTTGTGCTCGACGCCGTCAAGGTGGCGGCCGGCGATCTTCTTGGTGGCGAGGTAGAGCGCCTGACCCTGTCCGCCGCGCTCGTCAGCCCGGCCGGCGCCGATGGTGCCGTCCGGCCAGGCGACGCCCGCATGCCTGCTCGTCGCCTGATGAACCGGGGCGGAGCGATGAAGGGGCGCCCAGGCCCCCCATTGCTTGAAGAAAAACGGCACAGCGGCCGCTGCGCATTGGTCACGGATGGATCTCGCCCAATCGGGGTGCATCGGCCGCGCTCGATGTCCGCTCTCGCCACCGACAATTATCCAGTCGACAAGGCAATCCTTGATGTCGGAATGGTTGGTAAAGTGGGACTTAGGCTCGCCGCTTTGTGATGGTCGATAACCTGGCCCCTGTGGCGACCAGAAGCCGCCGCGCAGCACGTCAACATAGTGGTGCGCTCCAGATTGATAGTGGCTCCGCTTAAACATGATCCTCTCGAAGTCGATAGCTCCGAGAAGTGGTTCCGCAGAGACAAAGCGTACTGCGGCTGGCGTAGACATCAGATCAGGCAGACGATTGTCGGCTTCCTCCTGCCGTTCAGTGGACACGCCGAGCCAGACATTCGGAAGCGGCCAAGTGTAAGCGGGCAGCCCCGTCTTCTCGGCAATCATGCGCCCAATGCTGTCGCGGGAGCCTGGCAGGCCTGCCGCAATGTCGGAGAGCCGCTGCCGGCTAAACCGCAAGATGGCAGTATCCGCCCGGGTGGCGGTCAGAAAGCAGCGCATCCGCCGCGCGCGCTTGGTGAGAATGATGAACGTATGCTGCGGGCAGAGCGCCGCGACGGTGAAGATCGCATCTATCATCTCTGGGGTGACGAAATCGGCGAACATGTCCGTCATGGAGCAGACGAAGATGGTCCGGGGCGCGCGCCAGTGGAGCGGCTGGCCCAGAACCTTGGCGTCCATGAAGATGTCGATCTTCGCTTCGTTGCCGGGCTTGTAGTCCAGACGTGTGCCTATGGCGAAGAAGCCGCGGTTGCGTCTTTCAGCATAGCAGAAGCGGCAGCCTTCCGAGGTATGCGTGCAGTGCCAGCCGACTTGTCCGGTTTCCTTGTTACGCGCCCGAATCGGGTTCCAGGTCTCGCCGCGCGTTCCCGGCCTGTGCGTCCATTCGATCGCGGTGCCGTCAGACATCGGCCTGCGCCTTTCGCCGGGCGAGCGCCGCACGGCCGTTCTTGTTGATCTTGTAGGGCAGGCCGGTGGCGTAGCCGTGTCCCTTCAGCGCTTCAAGGCAGGCATTGGTCGCGGCGCCGTGCTCCCACTCGCGCTCGCCGGCGAGCATCTCAAGCACATTCCATTCGGAAGGCGACGGCGGGGAAAGAAGTGCCCTGCCATCCGCCGAGACGAGATAGGTCTCGTGCGTGTCGGACCAGAACGCCATGGCGACGTCGACGCGGCTACCATCAGAATCGGGAACGCACATCGCGGCCAGTTCGCGCGCGAAGGCGTCCATCGTGTCCATCATCGTCTCGTAGTCGGACGCTTCGGCAAACCAGTTCGCGTTCGCGATCCTGTCCGCCGCCGAAGGCTCTTCAGACGGCGCGCCGGATTGCCCGCCCTCGAACATGTCGACCGTGTCGCGGTCGCGAAGCCGCGCTCCTGACCAGGAGCCGTCGGCCGCGAGTTCGATGACGGTGTGGCCGCGCGGTTCCATCCAGTCGAAGGTGATCGTCTGGCCGGGCGAAAAGTGAGCGACAGGTTCGCCGCCTTCGAGCACGATGGTTTCACCATCGTCGTCGGGATCGAGCCAGTCCTCTGCCCGGCGCCTGCCGACGGGCATCACTTCGTCGACAAGCTGGGAAGGCCAGTATCGTCGGTCAGCGCGGAAATAGGACATGTCAGCCATGGCGGGGCTTCTCCGGCAAGGGCGAGTTCTTCGGCTTGGCCGCCTGCTTGGCGCGGATCGTGTCGATCTTTCCCCAGCAGCGCGTCAACTCGATCTCGCCTGCCTCGGCCATCGCGATGCCTTGCGCCTGGCAGAGAGCGGCGTGGGTCACCATGACGCCACCAGATTCCTGCGCCTTTTCGCCGGTCGGCCGCATGAAGACGTAATCGACGAGCTGATGGGCTTCGCTGGCGGTACAGCCGCAGGCCTGGACGAGTTCCAGCGCTTCCTCGAGGAAGCGGTGATTGCGCTCCATCTTGTCCGTAGCGATGTCGGCGCCGAAACAGGCGAGAACCCAGACCTTCACGCGATCCTGAAACCCGCCACGCAAGGCCGCCCGTGCGTCGCGGGCTTCCTGCTGGTAGCGGTTGGCGGCTCCGATGAGTTCGCTCACGCGATTGCGCAGGCGATCAATCTCTTGATGCTCTTGGCTCATCGTCACATCCTCATCGGCATGAGCACGAAGAGCGGCTGGACGCCGTCTTCGGCCGGCTGGATCAGCGCCGGGTCGCCTGCGCCGCCGAGCACGAACACGATGCTTTCGGCCGTGGTAGCGTTGAGCATGTCGAGGCAGTAGCGGCCGTTGAAGCCGATCTCCACGTCGTCGCCTTCGACCGAGACGAGTGTCACCTCGTCGGCGGCGCTGCCGCGGTCGGGGCTGTTGGAGGCGAGCGTGGCCGTCTCACGGCCGAAGGAGAACTTGACGCCGCTGCTGCGCTCGGAGGCGATGGTGATGACGCGGTCGACCGACGAAGACAGATCGCCGCGGCGGACCGTGAATCGGTTGGCGTTGGCCTGCGGGATGACGCGGCGATAGTCCGGGAAGGTGCCGTCGATCAGCTTCGACAGCAGCGTGCCTTCATCGGTGACGAACCGGATCTTGCCCGCCGAGACCTCGACCATCACGTCGCCCTTGTCGCCGAGCAGGCTCTTCAGCAGGCCGACCGTGCGGCGCGGAATGATGATGGCTGGCATGCCGGCCGCGCCGTCGGGCAGAGGCACTGGGAATTTGGCCAGGCGGTGGCCGTCTGTCGCGACGGCGTTGAGATGCGCGTCGTCCACATGCCAGTGGATGCCGTTCAGATAGTACCGCGTCTCCTCGGTCGAGATGGCGAAGGCGATGGTGGCCAGCATGCGACCGAGGGCTTGCGCCGGCAGCGCGAAGCGGTTCGCGCCTTCTATCCCGCTCATGCCGGGGAAGTCGGCCGCCGGCAGGATCTGCATGCGGAAGCGCGAGCGGCCGGCGGCGATCGTCGCGAAGGTGCCGTCTTCGGCCTCGATCCTGATCTCGGCGCCGTCCGGCATCTTGCGCACCGCGTCGTGCAGCGTGCCGGCGGGAAGGGTGAAGCTGCCGGCGCCCTGCGCCGTGCAGGCGAGCGAGGCGCGCAGTTCGCAGTCCAGGTCGGTGCCGACCAGCGTCAGCGTTCCCGGCTCGTAGGACAGCAGGATGTTCTGCAGGATCGGAATGGTGGAACGCCGCTCGATGGCCTTGTTGACCAGGGCCAGTGCCGGCAGCAGCGCGTTGCGCTGCGCAATGATCGCTGACATGACAGTGTCTCTTTCGCTCGGGGTGGAGCCGGGCGGCGAAGGCCGCCCGGCCGGTGCCGCGTCAGGCCGACATTTCCGGCGAGCCCTCGAAGGTGGGCAGTTCCGTTCGGGCGCGGGCATCGGCGAGCGTGTTGCGGATGTGTTCGGTGACGAACTGGTCCGGCCGGAAAATCTGGTAGAGCCAGATGATCGATCCGCCTCGGACGCGATAGCGCAGGCGCACCGGCATCCGCATCTTGTCGCCCATGAAGAAGGGCGAGATGTTGAGGATGAACATGCCGGGCACTTTCAGCGCCTGGCCGGAGGCGTCCTGGTGGCTTTCCTCCCAGACGATCTGTCCTTCGCCGCTGCTCAGCGCGTGATGCTGCTTGACCTTGCTCGACACGTTGACCTGAAGACCGCGCGAAAGGTCCTTGATCTGGTTCGGCGCGGCGACCGTCACGCCGAAGTCACGCTCGATCCAGATGCGTTCCGCGTCCAGCGGCGCGGAGAGTTCCTGCATATGGTCTTCCAGGAAGTAGGCGAAATCCTCCTGCGTCATCTCCTTGCCGTTCAGCTCGTTCCAGGCCTGCCATTCGTCGGACAGCGGGAAAGCGTAGTGGACCCGGTGTTTGCCGAAGTCGGCAAGACCGCGCTTCTCGTTCTGGTGGTAGTCTATGACGGCGGTGAAGGAGGGTTTCTGCCAGTCGCCATCGGCGAAGATGACGCTGTCATCCGTCTTGTGGCGGTTCACCAGCGCGCAGAAGGCATCGAAGGTCTGCGCCTTGGCTATGCCGGCCTTGCGCACGGGGTGAAGCCGGAAGCGCTCGAACAGGTCGGCGACGCTGTGCACCTGGGGATTCTCGCCGCGCAGCGTCGCCACGGGGATTTTCTTCGGGACGCCGATCCATTCGCCGGGAGCCTCGAGCGTGACGAGTTCGACCTGCACGCCGGCGGCCTTGGCGCCCAGATCGGACGCGGTCGCGAGATCGATGCTGAAGGGCGAGGCCAGAGGCTGCAGTTCCGCCAGGTCCTCGGTTGCGGTATTTCGGGTCGGCTTGTCGGCCATGGTCTTTCCTCTCGGGGTTGAAGGGTTTTAGCGTTCGGCGGCGGCGCGCGGGCCGGAGAACATGTCCGTCTGCTGCGGGTGCTCTGTGGACAGCGACCCGTCGTCCAGGACCCAGAAGAAGGACTTGCCGCGCGGCGCCTTCGGGCGCTTCGACGAAATGCCCGCCGTGATCTCGACGGTGCCGGCCTCGACGACCAGCTTGATGTCGAGGGTGACGGTGCCCTTGAAGGCGTTCTTGGGGCGGTTGCCCGCCAGCTCGGTCAGATGGGCGAGCGTCTCGGTCAGTTCCTTGGAAAGCTCGGCGGCAACCTCGCCGCCTTCCAGCGAGCCGATGATGGTCTGGGAGTCTCTGATCTTCTTCATATTGTCCTCGCGGCCGGTCGCCCGCCGGTGGGTGAAGCGGAACCGAAGGCGCCGGCGGGCTGGCCTCCGGACGGGGCGGCGAACGATCGCCGGCCCGCCGTCGCGGGCTAGAAGGGGATGTCTTCGTCGTGGTCGTGCGCAGACCATTTCGGGCGTTCGACCAGATCGCCGAGATCAACATGTGCGAGGTTCGCCATCGAACGGAGGGTTCCCTCAAGTTGACGGACGCGTTGCTCAAGCCTCTCGACCTTGCGGCGATCCTGATGCCACCAATCGGAGAACTGCTTCACTTCGCCGACGAGGCGCTTGATGGTCGCGTCCGCAGTTTCGGTCTGATTGGCGCTGTCAGCCGCGACCATGCGCGTCACGCCGTTGATCTTGCGCTTGACCATTTTGGGCGCTGTCGCGCTGCCGGGTCTGGCTTTGGCGGCCATTGTCGTCTCCATCAAAAGGGGATTTCGTCATCAAGACCGGGATCGTCGGCGCGGCGGCCAGGACCCCCCGACAGAGTGCCGCCCGATTGCGAACCGTTGTCGGAGCGCGTGTCGCCGCTGCCGTATTCGTCGGGGCTGCCGGCCTGCGTGCGGCCGTTGCCGCCGCCCTGCGGCAGAAGCGTCATCTCGCCGCGGAATTCCTTGAGAACGACTTCCGTCGAATACCGCTTCTGGCCCGCGCTATCTTCCCACTGGCGGGTGCACAGCATGCCCTCGACGTGGATCAGATGGCCCTTCTTCAGATATTTCTCGGCGATGTCGCAGATGCGCTTCGCGAAGATGACGACCGTGTGCCACTCGGTGCGCTCCTTCTTCTCGCCGGTGTTCTTGTCGCGCCAGACCTCAGAGGTCGCGATGCGCAGGTTCACGATCGGGTCGCCATTGTTCATGCGGCGCACTTCCGGGTCGGCGCCCAGGCGGCCCATCAGCGTGACCTTGTTGATGGACGACATCACGCGTTCCTTTCGAAGGGCATCGCCGCGGATGCTGCGGCCGGATCGGGTTCGGGCGTGGAGAGCCCGGCAAGGCGCGCCTCGATGTCGGCGACGCAGCGGGCGCGCAGGTCGGATTGCGCCTCGGCCAGAAGCACGATCTCCGCGCAGTCGTAGAAGCGTTCCCCGACAAGCAGGCGGACGGGCTCGCCATTGTTGAGGCGAGCCAGGATGGCGCGGTAGTGGCGGATGACCGCTTCCGTCTCGCTCATTCGGTCCACCAGGAAGATGGAGAGAGGACGGCGAGTACGCCGAGCACGAGCGTCAGCGCGATCCAGGCGAGAAGCACGATGTTGGCCAGGATCATGCCGGCGTGCAGGAACACCGATGCACGGAATTCATGCGCGGGCGGCAGCGCCAGCCACAGCGCCATCGCCAGCCAGCACGCCACAAGCGACAGCGTCAGGAGGAGAACCCGCGCGGCGATGATGTCGCGACCCGGCGTCATCACGCGATCCTCGCCACGACGATGCCGAGATAGCGCTCCAGCCGGTCGATATAGGCTTCCTCCGCCTTCATCGCGCCCCAGGCGCGCAGGCCGCCGACAAGCTTCGGGGCCGGCAGATCGCAGCGCACCAGCGGGATTTCTGTGGCGCGGGCATACAGGACGCGCGCTTCCGCATGGCACATCCGGTCGTCCATCTCGGCCACCTGGCGCTCATAGGACGGCATGCGGGCGATGGCCGGCAACTTGGCGGCCGCATGGATGACGCGGTCGAGATCGGACTTGGCGCGTTCGATCGCCCTGCGGCCGAGACCTCGCGCGACATCGCTGGTGTAGCAGGCCTCGGCCAGAATGGTCTGGAGGATGCTGTCCAGCCTGACGCCGACCGGGCGGTTGATATCGCCGAGGACCCATTCATGTGCGTCGTGGAGCAGGAAGTAGCCGGCGAGGATCTGGTCGCCGGTCTCGCGAAACAGCGCGTCCGCTCCCATCACGCAATGCTGCGCCACCGAAAACGCCGGGCCGTGGTGGCGGCCGTTGAAACGCGCGACCTTGGACAACGTCGCCGCCACCTCGCCGAAATCGACGTCTTCCGCGCGGAAAGCATCGAGATCGGCTATCCGCCCGTCCAGCATGATGATGGGAACGGCAGGCTTCATTGCGCCACCGCCGGATAGCTGGCGGCGACTGCCTCGACGATGCTGCGCTTGGTGTGGTCGAACAGCTCGGAGCGGTCGAGGTAGCGCCGCAGCATCGCGAGGCAGCGTTCGCGCTGCGATGGCCAGGGGTCCATCGCCAAGGCCGCTGTCGCGCGGCAGTAGGCCGACCAGGCCGTCAGCACGGCCTGCGTCTCGGTCATGCCGCGCGGGAGCGGGGGCCGGTTGGGCATGGCGATCTTGGCCTTGTCGATGATATCGGCCAGCAGGTCCGGCCTGATGTCGACGTGGCGCACGCTTTCCTCGGTTGCGAGCGTGCGTGCAGCCCCGGCATGTTCCGTGATCTCGGCTACCGTAAAGCCGGCGCGCAGCAGGTCCTTGAACTGGACCGAGCCTTGCTCGCGCATGAATTCCGCCATCTCGACCATGCGTGGATGCGGCTGCTCGCCGTGCTCGGGCCAGTCGGCGCGGATCTGGCGCGAGCGGCCGCGATGGTAGAAGTCATGCTGCATGGCCGTGATCCTCGATCGTGGACAGGATGGAGCGAAGCGCGTCGAGGGAGGCGATCCAGCGCCGCCCGGTCGCGTCGTCGGGTGTGCTGGTCGCTTCGGGATGCGCGTCATTGAAGGCGTCGGCAGCGGCGCAGTGCTCGCGGATGGCGGCGACCATCTCGCCGATGTCAGGGCAGCCGGCGGCCGGAGCCCGCAGGTCGGACACGTCGATGCCGTATCCCATGATCGCCGCGAGAAGGTCCTGGTCGGACAGGCTGTCGCGCCATTGGCTCGGCGTATCCCGGGCGGTGTCGTAACCGAGGTCCTCGAGATCGGCCACGAGCTGCTGTCTGAACGTGCGCGGCGCGGTCATCACAGCGCCCCGACGACGAAGGCCAGGACGATCAGGCCCGCGACGACGACGCCGAGGCTCGCGAGCTGCTGGCCGGCGCTCTGCCATTCTCGCGAGCCGCGCGAGCGCTGCTTGCGCTCGCCTTCGAAAACGCCAAGATAGACTTTCGGGCTTGGGAGACGGATGGAATGAAAAGACTGATCCTCGCCGCCGGCATCGTCGGCCTGGCAACTGGCGGCTCGCTGGCGCAAAGCGCCCAACGCATTGCCCTCGATCTCGGGACGGTGATCGGCTCGGAGCGCGCTTGCGGCCTGACCTTTGACCAAGCGGCGATTGCCGCTTTCATCGAGAAGAAGGTTGCGGCGACCGACATGGAGTTCATGACCACCATGAACAATTCCGCGTCCATGGCGGAGATCGATGTGAAGGAATTCAGCGCGTCGCAACGGACGGCCCACTGCACGCAGATCGCGCGGGTTGCGAAAAGCAATGGCTTCATCAAGTGACACTGAGCAGCTCCATCGAAAACTCGATGCAGCGGAACGTAAGTGATGCCTACCTACCTTGTCAAGCCATGTAAGTAGGCGACGCCTTCCTTGTTTGCGCCTTCATCCGGATCGCGGCGAATCACTGTACTTGTTTTGTTCTCACAAGTGAGTCATGTTGTCGCAACGGCAGCAGGAGGGCTCATGATTACGTATTTCGTTGTCCAGACATTCCAGCGTGGCAAGCGCGGTGCCGTCGTAGCTGACAGCCCGGTGCAGGCGACAGACAGGGATCATGCAATCCGGCTTGCCGAGCGGCTGGCTCGAACCAAGGCTGGCTCGGTCGCTTTTCAGCGCTCCGGTGATATGGCGACGGGCGAGTACGAGGATGCGATCGTGCTGTTTCGCGCGGGAGTGGTTCCCGATCTCGATGACGGCATCGGAGAAGTCGCGCTTGCCGGCTAGCGGGCGTTGTATCGTCCCACCACGCGGTGACACACAGGCCAGTCGGCGCGCATTTCCTTGAAGGTTTTGGCTGGACGATACTGCTCCAGCGTCCAGTCCCGGTCGCTTATGCCGACCAGGCGCTTGATGATCGCCTCGGCCTCTCCGCCTTGCGGCGGCGTATGGAACAGGATCACGTCGGTGTCGCGCACGGGCGGCAGGTGCGGGTGAACGAGCGCGGTATCGCCTGGCCAGTACGCGGGGATCATCGATTCTCCCCGGATCATCAGCCCATAGCCGCCGATGACGTTTTGCAGGACGGCGGGTCGCTTGACCCAGTCGATTGCGTCGAAGGTGACGATAACGTGACCCTCGCCGCCCATCGCTGCCGCGTAGATGGGTAGGTCCCTGTTGCCGACAAGTTCGGGCCCGGGGATCAGCTCGCTCACCGGCTGACCCTTTGCTCTCGCGGTAGGCTGGCTGAGCGGCGGGTTTCCGATCTTGTCCGTGAGCCAGGCCGGCGTCGTGTTCAGCAGGTCCGCCAGACGCGCGATCTTGTCGAGGGAAGGTTTTGTCGCGTTTGCTTCCCACTGGGTCACCGAAACGCGCTTGATCCCAAAATTTTTTGCGACTTCGCTCTGCGTCAGCCGCGCGCCTTCGCGGGCGTAGCGGATCCTCTCTCCGAGCGTGGCAAGGGATTGAACGGTCATGGCCGCATTGTAACCATTGCTTACCTCTCTTGCACCTACATGTAGGCTTGACAGAGTAGGTAGGTGATGCCTACTAATGGCGCTCATGATCGAACCTGTTCAAAATGGTGCCGAGAAGGTCGGTGGATTGAAGAAGCTGGCGGCGATGCTCGGCATTCGCCACCAAGCTTTCTATTCATGGCGGCGTGTGCCGGCGGAACGCGTGCTGGACTTCGAGCGCGTGACCGGCATTTCCCGTCACGTCGTCCGTCCGGACCTCTACGGTTCCGAGGCGGCCTCCCAATCGGAGGCTGCTGAATGATCAAAACCCATACCCCCGGAGAGCAAAGGGCGGTCAGGCACGGCTCGCGAGGCCTCCTGCACCCGGCTGGGAACGGCGCTTGCGCCGTAGGAACTCAGTTCGCCGCCCGCAACACGGGCCTCATGCCGAAGGCGTCGAAGGGCGCACCCGCCGCGGCGGGTGGCGTTCGCTCGGGCTCGCGGCAGAAGGCCGAAGCCAGGGCCGGAAGGGCGTGCCATCGGGCGCCCTTCCGGTGCCGCCTCCATGGGCCGCCATGATGTGATGTTCGCGCGGGTTTTCATGACCCGTACCTGACCACTTTCCGTTGTTTCCCGCCACGGGAAAACACGCCGGGTTTTCCCGGCGCGGGAAGCTGTTTTGTTTTGTGGAGCCAATGACATGCGGGAATTCACGGACCGGACGAGGGGGCACCTGCGCAACGCTCAGGCGGAACTCGTCGAACTCGTCGGCGCGTCCAAGGCGATGGACCTGACGGGGAAGTCGAAAAGCGTCGTCTATCGCTGGCGTGACGACATCTCGTCCGACCTGATGGCCTTGCCCGAAGTGCTGACGCTGGAGGCGCATGCCCGCCGGCCCCTTATCACGCAGGTCATGGCGCGCTTCCACGGCAGCGACATGACGCATGTCGCGGCGGACCCCGTCCAGGGATCGCTGTCGCTCCATGTCGCCGAGATCGTGGAGTTCGCCGGCAGGCTTGTCGTGGAGACGGCGAAGGCGAAATCCGATGGCGTCGTGACGCGCGCCGAAGCTGCTCGCCTGCTCGACCTTCTCGCCGGCCTGGAGCGCATCGTGCCAGCGATCAAGGACATGCTGGTTGGCGTGCAGGTCGAGGGTCCGCTCCATGTCGGAAAGGGCGACGCATGACCGCGTGGACCGACGAGCAGGTGGCCCGCCTGCGCGATCTTGATCGCAAAGGCTACAGCGCGGCCGTGATCGCGGCTGCGATCGGTGGCTTCAGCCGCTGCGCGGTTCTCGGCAAGTTGCAGCGCCTCAACGCCAAGATGGGCGCCAGGCCGCGCAGGCGGCCGACGATCACGAAGATCGTCCCGGCGAAGCCGAAGGCCGTCAAGCCGGCCGAGTCGCCGAGGCGGGATGTCCTGCCGTCGAGCGTGCCTCCCGGATCCTCGCCGGTCGCGGGCCGCATGCCGGTGCCCGCGCCGCCGCCACTGTTCGGCTCCGGCGAGGCCGCATCGATCATCGTCGTGCCGATGCCATATCGGCGCGCGCTGGCCGAAGGACGCTGCCTGTTCTTCGCGGCGGATCCGCTGACAGTCGACGGGCCGGAGATGCCGGTGTGCGGCTGCCACCGCCTGGCCGGTGCCAGGAAGCCTTATTGCCCGGCGCATCTCGCGGCCGAGCCGGCGCGCAGGAGCGTGGCATGAAGGAATTCGACGATCTCGCCGCGACGCTGAACAGGATTTTTCTCGCGCTGCTCTGCGCCGTCTTCGTGCTCGGCTTCCTGCTTGGCCTCAGCGTGGGCAGTGACGCAGTCCATTGGTGGGCAGGTGGATTATGACAGTAATCGTCTACGGGCCGCCGGCTTGCGGAAAGACGCGCGCATCTGGCTTCCTCGCCCGTCATTTCGGCTGCGACAGCATCGTCGATGGTTGGAATGGTCGCGATGTGCTGCCGCCGAACTGTCTCGCGCTCACCGTCGAGAAGCCGGCACTGCAGGGCGCACGGGTATTCGCTTTCCATGACGCAATGCTTCACGCGAGGGGCCGGTGATGAGCGCGAACCCCACCGTCAACCGCTATCTCTCGAGCAAGCGCTACGATCGCATCGATCATGCGCTCGGGCGTCCGATCTTTCCGCTGCGCGAGACATACCGCAACCACTACGCGACCGATGCCGGAGGCGAGATCGCCCGCAAGTTCGATCGGTCTCCGTTCTGGCAACACAACGGCACGCAGGGCCGCATGGCGTTTTATGCGGTGACCGACACCGGTCGGCAGGCGTTGGCGGACTATCTCGCCAAGGATAAGCGGCCGTGGCGCGCTTATGAAATCAGCTTTGACGGTTTCACCGGCATCGTGCCCGCCAGGAACCGGCGCGCTGCGCGCTACGCCTGCTTTCTGGAAGCGTCCGACACACGGTCTGACCTCAGCTTCATCGACTTCGTGAAGCAAAGCACCGTGCGGAGGGTCGAGGCATGACCCTCCAATCCTACAGCGACTTTCTGTCGGCCAAGGTGCGGATCGCGCCGTCTCTCGGCTTCGTGGTCGATCCGGCGACGGTCAATCCGCTGCTCAAGCCGATGACACAGGCGATCGTTCCGTGGGCGTGCCGCGGCGGGCGACGCGCGCTATTCCTGCGCTTCGGCCTGCACAAGACCTCGACGCAGATCGAGATCGGCCGGCAATGCCTGCGCCATGCCGGCGGCCACGGCATCATCGTCGTGCCGCTCGGCGTGCGCCACGAATTCTTCGACGAGGTCGCGAAGCGCCATCCGCATGTGCGGCTGAAATTCATCAACCGACCGCACGAGATGGAGGCGCCCAACGCGCCCGGCGCGGACACGGTGCTGATCTACATCACCAACTACGAGACGTTTCGGGACGGCAAGCTTGACGCGTCGCTGTTCACCTTCGCCTCGCTGGACGAGGCCGCCGTGCTGCGCGGTTTCGGCGGCAGCAAGACCTTCCGCGAGTTCATGGCCCATTTCGCCGGCGACGACCGCAAGGCCGGGGTGAAGCGCGAGGGAGTTCGCTATCGCTTCGTCGCCACGGCGATCCCCGACCCGAACGAATATATCGAGTTGCTGGCCTACGCCGCATTCCTCGGAGTCATGGATGTCGGCGAGGCGAAGACCCGGTTCTTCAAGCGAGACTCGACCAAGGCGGACCGGCTGACGCTGCATCCGCACAAGGAAGAGGAGTTCTGGCTGTGGGTGTCGACCTGGGCGCTGTTCGTTCAGATGCCGTCCGACCTCGGCTTCCCGGATGAAGGCTACGAGCTGCCGGAACTCGACATACGCTGGCACGAGATCGCGACCGACCATGCGACCGCCGGCTATGAACGCAACGGGCAGGGGCGTCTGCTGGCCAACACGGCGCTCGGCGTGGTGGAGGCGAGCCGCGAGAAGAAGCGCTCGCTCGACCAGCGCGTGGCGAAAATGCTGGAGATCAGGGCCGAGGATCCCGACGCGCACCGCATCCTGTGGCACGACCTGGAAGACGAGCGCCGCGCCATCGAGAAGGCGCTGCCCGGCGTGCGCACCGTGTGGGGCACACAGGACCTGGAAGAGCGCGAAAAGCGTGTCGTCGCCTTCGCGCGCGGCGAGTTCGCGGAGCTGGGAACCAAGCCGGTGCTCAACGGCTCCGGCTGCAACTTCCAGTATTTCTGCTGGTGGAACATCTATCTCGGCATCGGTTTCAACTTCCACGACTTCTACCAGTCGCTCTTCCGCACGCAGCGCTTCGGCCAGACGCACCGGGTGCGCGCGGACCTGATCTACACGGAGGCCGAACGGAACACGCGCGCCGAACTCGAGCGGAAATGGCGCGAGTTCGAGGCGCAAGCCGCCAAGATGGCGGCGATCATCCGGCGCTATGGTCTCGGCGAGGCCGCGCTCGCCGGCGCGATGGAGCGCTCGCTCGGCGTCGAGCGGCGCGAGGTGCGGGGGGACAACTATCTCGTCGTGCACAACGACACGGTGCTCGAGACGCGCGCCATGGAGAGCGACAGCGTCGACCTGATCGTCACCTCGATCCCGTTCTCGACGCAATACGAATACACGCCGTCCTACAACGATTTCGGCCACACGGATAACGACGCTCACTTCTGGGCGCAGATGGATTTCCTGACGCCCGAGCTGCTGCGCGTTCTGAAGCCCGGCCGGCGCGCGGTCATCCACGTGAAGGACCGGATCGTGCCGGGGGGCATCAACGGGCTGGGCTTTCAGACCGTCAGCCCGTTCTCGGACGATTGCGTCGCGCATTTCCGCCGCCACGGCTTCGCCTTCCTGTCGCGCGTGACGATCGGCACCGACGTCGTGCGCGAGAACAACCAGACCTACCGGCTGGGCTGGAGCGAGCAATGCAAGGACGGGACCCGCATGGGTCACGGCATGCCGGAATATCTGCTGGAGTTCCGCAAGCCGCAGACCGACCGCTCGAAGGGCTACGCCGACGTGCCGGTGGTGAAGGCCAAGCCTGACTTCGTGTCGATCATCGACGGATCGCCGGTCGCTCCCGGCGACGACGAGTATGACGGCAAGAGGATACGGCCGATCGCCGGCACCGGCTATTCGCGCGGCCGCTGGCAACTCGACGCCCATGGCGTGTGGCGCTCCTCCGGCGACCGTCCGCTGCTGCCCGACGAGCTGGCCCGGCTGTTGAAGCTCGACGGCAAATACATCTATCGCGGCTGGAAGGCCTGGCAGCAGAACCATGTGCACGACCACGGGCTGCATGTCGCGCTTTGCGAGGCGCTGGACGAGGCCGGTCGCCTGCCGCCGACCTTCATGATCGCGCCGCCGCATATCGACCATCCGGCGATCCGCACCGACGTGGCGCGCATGCGCACGCTGAACATGCTGCAGCAGAAGAAGGGGCAGGAGATGCATCTCTGCCCGCTGCAGTTCGATATCGTGGAGCGCGCCATCGAGGCCTATTCGATGGCAGGCGAGACGGTGTTCGATCCGTTCGGCGGCATCATGACCGTGCCCTATTGCGCCGTGCGCATGGGGCGCCGCGGCGTCGGCGTCGAACTCAACCCCGACTATTTCGCCGATGGCGCGACCTATGTGAGCGAGGCTGCCGCCGGCGGGCAGGGGCCGACGCTGTTCGACCTGCTGGCCGCCGAACCGGAGGCGGCGGAATGATGGTTCATCCCGCCGCCCTGACGTCAGGCGTCTTCCAGCACCCGCACGGCGACGCTCTTGCCGAGCGCGGCAAGGGCGGCCTGCATCGTGCCCAGACCCGTCGCATGGTCAGGGTCCAGGATGCGCCGCGCCTCGTTCTCGCCCTTGCCGAGACGGCGGGCGAGTTCGGACTTGGACATGCCGCTAGCGCGGAATGCCTCGATGAGCGCCAGCTTGAACGCGGTGTCCGGCGCAACCGCTATGGCCACAAGGCCTTTTCCTTCCGCCTTCGGGCGCGGCAGGGCGCCGCCCGCCTGAAGAATGCCGCGCAGGGCGAGCCCGAGCGCCTCCGCGCCCATGGCGCGCGCTTCGGCCTCGTCGCTGCCGCCGGAAATCGCCTCCGGCACGTCGGGGAAGGTGATCTGGAAGCCGCCCTCGGGGTCCGGCTCCAATCTAGCATAATATACATAATCCATATTGCTGATCCCTGCGAGATTAGATCGTCTCGCTCTTTGTTAAGGTTTAAGTCTGCGGAGGCCGGAAAGTGTTGGGGATCACTCGATCCCCAACTGCTTCCGAATGGTTCGTACCCGCAGATTGGTCAGTTCGCCCGATTGGATCGTCGTCATCCTGTCGCCGAACTTCACCCGGTAGTGCGAACCCTTTCCTTTATCCGTGAAAACCTCGAAGCCCTTGTTCTGTTCTTTGGCAAGGGCTCGAAGCTCCCGGAGAAGGGCTTCGCGTTTCATTCCGACCTCCTTTCCTATGACCAGACATTCGCACATGAATGTGCGAGCGTCAAGCGAAAATCGCACATGAATGTGCGAAATTGTCGGGGGGCGAAGAATGCTCGTCTCTCCTGAAAGCCGTGCCGCCACTTTCGATCCGGCGCTGGTCGACTTCCAGTGCTTCGCGTTGTTCCTCGAGGCGCGCCGCATCCATCGTCGCAGGACGGCCAGGCGCATCGCGCGCGAGGCCGATGTCGCGCTCGACGCCGTCGAGCGGGCGGGCAGGGGCCGCAATCCCGGCGCTACCGAGTTCTTCCGGCTCTGCGACTGGATCGGCGAAGCGCCGGAGACCTTCCTGAAGGCGGAGCTTCGCCATGGATGAGCGTCTCGCCGACTTCGACTATCGCGCGCTCGGCAAGGTTCTGCGGCCCCGGCTGATGGAGGATGGACGCGGCTGGACCGTCTGCGGCCACGCCATCGGCGTGACGGCGATCGATCTGTCGCGCATCTGCAACGGCCAGCCCGTGTCGGCCGGAAAGGTCATCGCCGTCTGCGACTGGCTCAAGGTTTCGTTCCGCGCCTTCTACATCGCCCCGGCCAGCGTACTCGTCGAGCGGGAGGCGTCCTCATTGTTTCAAGCCCCCAGCAGCGAAATGGAGAACGGCCGTGGCTGATCGTCATGTCTATCACGTGCAGTTGTCGACCGGCTTTCAGGAGCGGCAGCGCGCCTGGGGGCTCGTTTTCGAGAGCAGGCACCCGACGATCGGCGGCATCGTCGAGGAGTTGCAGCAGTTCGGGATCGTGCACGGTTTCAGGCTGCGCGTGACCGACGACGGCAATGGCGGCCGGTTGATCAGGGCGCGCGACGAGATGGCCATCGGCGTGGCTGGCCTGTCGACGATCCAGCCCTTCGAGTTCCCGGTGCGGGAGCCGGAAGCATGAGAGGCCGGTTCGGAACGCCTGCGGGCATCGATGCCACCATCCTGGACCTGCCGGAAGCGATGCGGGCCGACGGTGTGCGGATGCTTGCCGAAATGGGCCAGACACCCCGGCAGATCGCGGCGCGAACGGGGCTTCACCGCGCCGACGTGGCATTCCTGCTGACAGCGAGGATCACGCCGTTCCGGCGCGGAGGCGAGGCCGCGACGGGCGAGCGGGGGGCTTTGTGATGCTGGACCTTCCCCTCGACCATCCGCCTTTGATCGTCGATTCCTTCGCAGGCGGCGGCGGCGCGTCGACCGGCATCGAGATGGCGCTTGGCCGCTCGCCCGACATCGCCATCAACCACAACCCGGCGGCGCTGGCGCTGCACGCCGCCAACCATCCGCAGACGCTGCACCTGTCGGAGAACGTCTACCAGGTCGACCCGCTCGACTATCTCGCCGGCCGGCATATCGGGCTGGCGTGGTTCTCGCCCGACTGCAAGCACTTCTCCAAGGCCAAGGGCGGCAAGCCCGTCGAGCGCAACATCCGCGACCTCGCCTGGATCGTGCCCGGCTGGGTCGAGCGCATCCAGAAAAGCCGGGGCTCGATCGACATCGTCATTCTCGAGAACGTCGAGGAATTCCGCGACTGGGGGCCGCTGGTCGAAACGGATCGCGGCCTGATGCCGGATCCGGAGCGGCGCGGCCAGACCTTTCAGAAATGGTGCAAGATCATTCGCCGGCTCGGCGGCAGGATCGAATGGCGCGAGTTGCGCGCCTGCGATTACGGCGCGCCGACGATCCGCAAACGGCTGTTCATCATCGTCCGCTTCGACGGGCAGAAGATCGTCTGGCCGAAGCCCACGCACGGCAAGCCGGACGATCCCGACGTCATCGCCGGGCGCAAGAAACCATGGCGGGTCGCTGCCGAGATCATCGACTGGTCGCTGCCCTGCCCGTCGATCTTCGACACGACGGCGGAAGTATTCGACAAGCACGGGCTGCGGGCGGTGCGCCCGTTGGCCAGCGCGACCATGAGCCGGGTCGCTCGCGGCGTGAAGCGGTATGTGCTGGATGCGCAGAAGCCGTTCCTTGTGCGGACGGACATGGCAAGCGCGGCAGGGCGCAACGGTGTGCAGGACGTGGATGCGCCGCTCAACACGATCATGACGGCGGGATCATTCGCGACAGTGACACCGATCCTCGCTGAGCTTGGCCATGGTGAGACGTCGGCCAATGGCGCGAAGCGCTGGGGTTTCGGCAGCAAGCCCGTCACGGAGCCGATCGGGACCATCACGGCGGCGGGCAAGAGCCATGCGGTGGTCGCGCCGGTGCTATCCACGCTCAATCATGGTGGTGGCCGCCACCATGCGCCCAAGCCCGTCGACGAGCCGATGCGAACCTTGACGGCGGCGCGGGACGCACATGCTCTGCTGGCTCCGTCGCTGGTCAAGAACATGACCAACAATGTCGCCGACGGCATGGACGAGCCTGTCTCGACCATCCTGACCGGCAATCATCAGATGATGATCGCGCCGATTCTCTCCTATGCACAGCAGGGCGGGGCAAATCGTAGCGTCGAAGAACCCGCGCACACGATCACGGCCAGCGCGAAGGATCAGAATGTGGTGCTGGCACCGGTGCTGGCGGCCTATTACGGACGCGGCGAAGGGTCGGACGATCGTTCTGCTCCCCTCGACGAGCCTGTGCGAACCATCGTGACGGAAAACCGACACGCGCTCGCCGTGCCGACGCTCGTCGGCTGTGGTGGGCGCGCCGGGCAGAGCCGCCCGCGCGGCGGCGACGAGCCTGCCGCCACGATCACGGCCAAGGCCGACGTCTGCGTCGCCGCGGCGTTCCTCGCGCAGCACAATAACGACAGCAGGCGCGACGGCGGGGTCAATCCCGGCCGCTCGGCAGACGAGCCCGTATCGACCATCACGGCCAATCCGCAGCAGGGCGTGGTGGCTGCCTTCGTCTCGCGCCAGTTCGGAACTTCGGTCGGGCACGGCATGGAGGAGCCGACGCACACGGCCACGGCCGAGGTGAACAAGTCGATGCTGGTCGCGCCGCATCTGATGACGATGCGCAATGCCGGCAAGCCTTTCAATGGCGCCGACGAGCCGACGCACACGGTGACGGCGGGCGGCGCCGGATTGACGGTCGTCGCGCCTTTCATCACCAAATATTACGGGGTCGAGCAGGAGAGCGTGCACGAGGAGCCGCTGCACACGGCCACGGGGAAAGCGCGCTTCGGCCATGTCGAGAGCGAACTGTCCTGGCCGCCCTTCAACGATCGCCAAGCGGTCCGCGCGCGCCAGGTCGCGGACATTCTGCGCGCGCACGGCTTCTGGGATGACCGTGAATTCGTGACCGTCGCGATCGGCGCGGAGACCTTCACCATCGTCGACATCGGCATGCGCATGCTGACGCCGCGCGAGCTGTTTTCGGCACAGGGCTTCCCGCCCGACTACATCATCGAGCTGGAGCACAACGGCAAGCCCCTCCCGAAAAGCGACCAGATCGCCTGCTGCGGCAACAGCGTCTCGCCGCCCATGGCTCGCGCCCTCGTCGCGGCGAACTGCGGGCATCTCATGGAATGGCGGGAGGCGGCGGAGTGAAACAGCCGACGCTTTTCGAGGGGGCGAAGCGCCTCGTTTACGACGAGGCGATAGAGTTGACCCTGCAATCGCTGCAAGCATACGGCCCAGCACACGATCATTGGGGAATCGCATGGTCGGGCGGCAAGGATAGTTCGGCGGTGCTCACCCTCATCGTGCACCTGATCGAGGTTGGCCGGATCGCTGCACCAAAGACGCTGACAGTGTTCTATGCGGACACGCGGCAGGAACTGCCTCCACTCGCCATCGCCGCGCGGAAGATCATGGATCAATTGGCGGCGAGGCATATACATTGTGAAGTAGTAGTTGCGCCGCTCGACAAGCGCTTCCTTGTCTACATCCTTGGCCGAGGCGTTCCGCCGCCAAACAACAACACCCTCCGCTGGTGTACCCGTCAGATCAAGATCGACCCGATGGCCGAGGCGCTGGAGGCGAAGCTCGACGCATTGAGTGGCGGCATCCTGATGATAACGGGCGTGCGCCAAGGCGAGAGCGCGGTCCGCGACCAACGTATCGTTATGTCCTGCGGCAAGGATGGAGCAGAGTGCGGGCAGGGCTGGTATCAGCAGGTTCTGCCGAACGCGAAGGGCATTCGCGGGCGCATCGCAACGTTGGCGCCATTGTTGCACTGGCGTGTCTGCAACGTCTGGGACTGGTTGCGCATCTATGCCCCTATGCCCGAGTACGGCGGATGGGCGACGTCGGCGATCGCTGACGCCTATGGCGGGGACGAGGCGAACGAGATCAATGCTCGGACGGGCTGCGCTGGATGTCCGCTAGCCTCGAAAGACCTTGCGCTCGACACGATCGTAGCGTCGCCGCAATGGTCATATCTCGCTCCGCTCAAGGAGTTGAAGCCGCTTTACCGGGAGCTCCGCAAGCCGAAGAACCGGCTGAAGAAGACAGGTCTCGAATTTCGTCGGGATGGCACCGCAGCCGCCAATCCGCAGCGGATGGGGCCGCTAACGTTCGCCGCCCGGGAAGCGGGCCTCAACACGGTGCTTTCGATCCAGTGCCGGGTGAACCTTGCCGCTCGGGATAGCGGGCGGCCCGAAATAGATCTGCTCAACGCCGAAGAGGAGGCGCGCATCCGCGAATTGATACTTGCACGAACCTGGCCCCAGGGATGGGACGGGTTCGAGCCGACGGCTGATACGCCGATGGGCAGCGTTTATAGGGACGGCTCAGTTCAGCCGTTGCTGGTGTAACGTGACCCTTCTCCTCGACACCTTCATTGAGGATGCGCGCGGCGTCAGCATCAAACAGGCGGCCGAGCGGCTGCATCTGAAGTTCCGGCAGTCCGGCGTCGAGCATCCGCAGACTTGCCCAGCCTGCGGCGGCAAGGATCGCTTTTCCTTCAACACGTCGAAGAACAAGTGGCATTGCCGCGGTGACGGCGTCGGCGGGCAGGATGCGATCGGCATGGCCGCGCATGTGCTGGGGCTCGACCTGAAGCGGCGGAAAGACTTCCTTGATGCCTGCGCGGCGGTGACCGGCGAAGCGATACCTGCCGGCGAGGAGCAGGCAAGCGATGTCGAACGCGCGGAGCGCGAGGCGCGCCTCGCCGAGCAGCGGCGCAGGAACGCCGAGGACGATGCCAGGCACGAGGCGCAACAACAGGATTTTCGCGAGCGGGAGCGCAGGAAGGCGCGCGGCATCGTCGAGGCGGCGACGCCTCTCGCCATCCTCGCGCGCAGCCCGGCTCATTCCTACATCCACAAACGCGGGGGCCAGGTACCAGGATCGCTCTGGCTCCGCTTCTCGAACGCCCAGCCCTATTGGCACGGCCAGGGCGGCGGCAATGACGGTCCCCTGTTCGAGGGGCCGGCGATGGTCGCGCCCTTCATCGACGCGTCGCTGTCGATCATCGGTTGCCACATCACGTGGATCGACCTCTACAACCCGCCGAAATACCGGCCGCTGGTGACGGACGTCGCCACCGGCGCGGCGCTGCCGTCGAAAAAGATGCGCGGCTCGAAAAAGGGCGGCTTGATCCCGCTGGCAGGCAGGCCCTCGGCCGAGCGATGGGTCGGCGGCGAGGGGATCGAGAACGGGCTGGCTTTCGGCGCGTGGGAGTGTTTTCGCGAGGACACCTTCTATTTCGCGGCAGGCGACCTGGGCAACCTGGCTGGCCCTGCCGAGCTGTCGTCCCGCTTTGCGCACCCGACGCTGACCAGACCGGACAAGGCGGGTCGGGAACGGCCGGTGATGGTGGCGGGGCCGGTGCCGAAGGCCTGCCAGGCGCCGGATGACGCCATGTTCGTGCTGCCGCATGTCACGGAGCTGGTGTTCCTGGCCGATGCCGATTCCGAGCGCGTCATGACGGCAGCCGCCATGGCGCGCGCCCGCGCGCGATGTCACGCCGACGGCCGCCGGATCCTCGTGCTGTGGCCGAAGCGCGGCAGGGACTTCTCCGAACTGGCATTGGAATTCGAGCAGGACTGATGGCGAAGAAAAAAGCCGGCGGCACCATGCCGCCCGAGGTCGCCGCCATGCTCGACATGGCGGAACAGCAGGAGCGGGCGTTCGATCCCCGCACCCCATCCGATGACGATGCAACTGTCGCGGAAGACGATGGCGAGCCCGGGACGGCGCCGAAGGATCGGTCCAAGGTCGACCTCGATGTCGTCAGGGCTTGCGCCGCGCTCGACCATTCCGACACGGACAATGCCGAGCGGCTGCTCGCCCATTTCGGCGACGACCTTCTTGTCCTGGCGCAGTCCAAGGCGCGCGCGGCCGCCTTCGCCGTGTGGACCGGCACGCATTGGGACATCGAGCTCGGCGGGCCCAAGGCCATGGCCATTGCGCAGCAGATCGGCGGACGCATCGCGCTGGAGATCGAATACATCGACTTCACCGAAGCGGAGAAGCAACTCCTCGGCCGGGCACGAACGGCGCTTGAAAAGACGGAGGAGGAGCGCACGCCGGGCGAAAAGAAGCTGGCCAAAATGGCTGAGAGCGCCAAGGCGACGCTGGCGAAGCGCGTCGCACGGCGCATGACCCATGCCGTTTCCTCCAAGAACAAGGGCAGGCTCGAGGCGATGCTGGCCTGCGCCGCGCCGCATATTCAGCGCGGGCCGGACGAATTCAACGCGGATCCGCTGAAGGTGGCCGTCGCCGGGCATACGCTCGCGTTCCGCAAGATCAGGAAGCAGGTTCGCAATCCCGCCTTTGATGATCCCGATGACAGCCGGGAGGATATCCCGGAGATGATCACGGTCGACGATGCCGAGTTGAAGGTGTTTTCCGGGCACCGGCGGCAGGACATGGTCACGCAGGTGGTCCCGGTCTCCTACAGCCCCAAGGCAGCATGTCCGCGATGGAAGCGCTTTCTGGAGGACATGCTGCCGCTGGACGATGTCCGGCGCATGGTCCAGGTCGCCTCCGGGCTCGGCCTCATCGGCCTCACGGTGCAGCGGCTGTTCTTCCACTACGGTTTCGGTGCCAACGGCAAGTCGGTCTACATGGAGACGCTCTGCCGGCTGTTCGGCGATGTCGCGGTGACGCTGCCGTCGGAATCGTTCACGGGCGAGGGGAAAGGCGGCGGGGCCGCCAATCCGGACATGGCGCGCCTCTACGGCCGCCGGTTCTTGCGCGTGAAGGAGCTGCCGGAAGGCGAGCTTCTGCGCGAGAACCTGGTCAAGGACCTGACCGGCGGCGAGCACTTTACCGTGCGCGATCTGTTTCAGGGCTATTTCGACTTCAAGCCCATCTTCACCGGCCACATGTCCGGCAATGGCTATCCGCGCATCGACGGCGCCGACGAGGGTATCTGGCGCCGCATGGCCGTCGTGCATTGGCCGAAGACCATTGCGGAGGACAGGCGGCGAGAGTTCGAGGACGTGCTGGCGGATTTCGTGCCGGAATACTCCGGCATCCTCAACTGGTTGATCGAAGGCGTGATGATCTTCCTGCGCGAGGGACTGGTGATCCCTGAGCCGGTCAAGGCGAAAACGCAGGAATATCGAGACCTGATGGACCCGACCTCGTCGTTCTGCGCGCGTTGTGTCGTGGCGGAGCCCGGTGGGAAGCTGACGGCGAAGGAGTTCTATCAGGCCTATCTGGATTTCACGATCGATCAGGGCGGCAAGCCTGTCTCCCTGACCCGCTTCGGCCTCATCATGCAGAAGAAATACCGGCGCGAGGGCGGCCGGATGGTCCACTACCACGACGTCAAGCTGGTCGACCTGCCGCCACCCAAGCAGCCTGCCGGCGCAGGCGCTACCGATTTCGAGGGGCATCTGCGATGATTTCCCCGCACCCCTCCTTCTGGCTTGTCTCAAGTGCCGCAAAGTCTCGCATCGTTGATTTCGCTCACCTTTTCGCTGCGATAGTCGCGATAGTCAGCGATACTTGGCGATACTCTGAAAACGGCGAAAAGCATAATAAAAACAAAGCATTGCGATAGTTTGCGATAGTTTCGGACGGGTATAGCGCCAAGAGGGGGTGTGGGGGGATTGATGTCTTTTGGCTTAGCGTGACCAAAAACTATCGCAACTGTCGCCAAGCCAACCGATCCAATTGAAATCATTCAATAAAATTCACCGATAGACTATCGCTAAACTCTCGCTGAACTATCGCAAACTATCGCAAGGATTGAAGATGAAGACAGTGACCATTGATGAATTGTTGTCTTGGGCTTTCGTCCATGAATTGCCGAAAGGCGGCGGCGTAGACGGTTTGGACAACATGAATTCCGCCTGGCGGAGGCTGGAGGCCTCGTCATGGGGTAAAATCCTGAATTTTGCGGAATTGGGCGCCATGATCGACGCGGGGCGAAGCGATGGCGCGAATTACTTCATCGAGCAGGGCGAACCGCACGAGGACGCGGTCGAGGTCGGGCGGGCAGTGGCTGCGCTCGGCTGTTGCGACGTTCATGTGCCGGAAGGATGGAACTGCCTCACCGATTGGGCCGATACCGCCGGACTGGCCGACCGGGCCGTGCTCGACGTCGCCGCCAGATACAGGGCGCGGACGGCGGCGCGGCGGGCGCAGGGCATCGTGTCGCTTGTCATCGGTACGGCGATCCTCGCGCGTGAGCCCGGCTTCGTCGCGGAACAGCCGAAGGTGCGCATGGTGGAGCGCGACGGCAAGCCGGCCTGGTTCGCCATGCGCGCGATCAGGCTTCCCGACGAAACTTTCCACAGCATGGAGGTCGATGGCCGCGACCCTCGCTCGCGCAAGCCGTTCCGGGATGCCTACCGGAAGTATGAGTTTTCCGACAATCCGAGCGCCGACATCATGGGGCGGCTGGACTATCAGATATGGATCGCGGCCTTGCGGCGCCTTGAGGCCGTCCTGATTGACCAGCTATCGGGTCACCGCCTCGTCCATTCTGACCGATCGATGACGCCGTGGCTGGAGCGGGACATGCCGGGGGTCCGTATCGTGGAGCGCGTGTCGCCGGACCTGCAAAAAAATCGCCCAACGATCTGTTGACCTGCGCCGCAAACTTGACATACACCTAGCCACGGTAAATCAGACGACGCACCCGCCCGGGCAGCCGCGGCGGGTTTTGCATTTCCGGGCCGGGCATTTCAGTGCTTTTCCCGTGAAACACGTCTGTTTCACGCTTCAACGGGATCGAGACGTGGCGACGTTGACGATGCGCTGGTCGGATATTTCCGGCATCCGGCGGATGGACAATGCTCTCGGCCGTTTGGAAGGTCCCCAGCGTCACAATGTGATGCGCCGCGCGGTCAATCACACCGGCGACAAGGCGCGGACCGTTGTGACGCGCACGCTCGCCAAGCAGACTGGCCTGCCGTACCGGGTCATTCGCCGCGCCATCAAGGTGCGGCGTGCGTTCGGCGCGACTGGCCGTGGTTCGCTCGACTATGTCATGTCGAGCGTCGGCGGCGACGTTTCGCTGAAATACTTTCGGGCGCGGGAGACGCGCTTGGGCGTCACAGCCTATCCGTTCGGGAAGCGCCGGACATTTGTCGGCAGCTTCATCAAGGCAGGTCGCTTTCCCAATCGCGTGCGGGCGAAAGGGTTGGGCGGGCACGTCTACGATCCCGACCGCTCGGTGAAGGGTTGGGGGCGACCGGTGGCCATGCGGGACTCTGGCGTCATCATCCCGCGCGAGATGACCAACGGCGAGACGCTCGAAGCGTTCACCACGCTGGTCAATCGCGAACTGCCGCGGCGCGTCCTGCACGAGATCACCTTCATGCTCCCCGGCATCTTCGATTGACGGGGCAGGGCGGCAGTGTGGCGGATGCGCAACACTTTAGGGACCGTACTCCTCTCCGCGCGCCCACGGGCAGAGATGCGCCCGAAAACTCGGCAGTCGCACAGGCCGAAAAGTTGGGTTGTCAGGGTTGTCAGGGCTGAATTCCGGGGTTGTCAGCGACCCGCGTGAGCAGAAGCGGGCGTGATGGCCGACGAAACCATGATCATGGCGACGCCGGCCGAGGTCGCGGCGCGTGACGGGGTCACCAAGCAGGCGGTCACCAAGATGGTGCGCCAACTGGTCGACGGCCACGCGCTGCCGGTCGAGCGCGACGGGCGGCAACGCGTCATCAAGTTCTCGCTCGCGCACTATGATCATCTGCGCAGCCAGTTCGACAGTTCCGCGAAGGTCGCGGCTGCCAGGACTGTCGATGCACCGTCCGCACCGGCGATGCCTGGGCCGGCAAGTTCGTCGAGAGATGAGGCTTTGCGTCAGGAGGCCTGGCTCAAGGTCTCTCGTGAGAAAATCCGGCGCCAGGAAGAGAACGGCCAGTTGGTTCGAGCCGATCTCCTGGCGCAAGCCCTCACGACGGTCGGTCTGGAGATCAAGGCGATCGTCCAGAGGCTGCAGAACCGGGCCGACGATATGGCGCTCGCCGTTTCACGCGAGGGAGCCCACGGGCTACGCGTCATGCTGCGGCAGGTCTCATTCGATCTGAACCAGCAGATCGCAGACAAACTTGCGGGGATCGCCGAGATGGCACCCGCATCGGACGATGCGCTCGACGACGGCGACGAGTTGTGACCGTGCATTTTCTGCCGCCGCATGCAGGAGCGCTTCGGCTTGCCGCCACCGCACTTGCGGACGCCATCCGGCCAAAGCCGCCGACGCCTTTTCGGGGGTGGCTGCCTGCAAACATCGAGCTGGTCGATGGACCGCGTAAGGGAGAGATGTGGGCGATCGAGGATGCGCCTTACCTCGGTGAGATCGCCGACTGTCTGAGCCAGGAGCACCCTTGCAACCTGGTGACGGTCAGGAAATCGCAACAGACCGGCGTGTCCGTGCTGGCATTGTCGTGGATGCTCTACATCGCCGAGATCGCGCCGGACAACGCGATCTATGCGCTGCCGTCGATCGACTTCCTTCAGGATATGAATTCCCTGAAGTTTCAACCGCTGATCGATGCCTGGCAGCGTCGCAGCGGCAAGATGATCATCATGCCGGCGGTGGCGCGTTCCGGTGCGGGATCGACGACATACGAGAAGAAGTTCGCAGGCGGCTCGGTGTCGTTGGCCAACGCGAACGTCGCCACCGACTTGTCGGGCAAGACCACGAAGTTCGGGGTCAAGGACGAGGTCTCCAAGTGGCAGACCCACGTCAACGGCGATGATCCCGAGACGTTGTTCTTCGGCCGGTTCACCGCCTTCAGGCGGACGAAGAGCTACAAGATCTTCGAACTGTCGACGCCAGAGATCGACACCGGCGACGAGCTCGGAGATGCGCCGGGGCATTGCCGGATCGATCGATCCTTCCGTCGATCGGATCAGAGATTCTGGAACATCGCGTGTGCGGAATGTGGGGGGCAGTTCAAGCAGGTCTACGAGGGTTTCCACCTCGACCGCGACCACCCGCATCGAAGCTTCTACGGTTGTCCCCATTGCGGCCATGTCATCACCGAACCGGAGCGGGTGGTGGCGGTGAGGCAGGGGCGGTACGTAGCGACTGCGCATGGGCCCGACCGGCACCCGGGCTTCCACGTCGATGCGTTCGATTCTCTGATGATGAGCTTCGAGGCGATTGCCGAAGACGTGCTGTCGCACTCGAAAGCGGGCGGCCTTGGCGACAAAGGCATCTACAACCTGGTCCTCGGCTTGCCGGCCAAGGAAAAGGGGAATGCGCCGGATCATGAGCGCCTCATGGAGCGGCGCGAGGACTATCCAGAGGGCGTCATTCCGCCAGAAGGCTTGATCGTCGTCGCAGGCGCAGACGTGCAGCACAACGGCATCTGGGCCGAAGCGGTCGCATTCAGCGAGGACCGGCAGAGCTGGGACATCAAGGCAGAATTCCTTGACGGACCTACCGACAACATCGCCGTCGGCGCATGGCCTAAGCTCGAGACGTTCTACCGGACACCGCTGGTCGATGCCTTCGGCAACCAGCGGCGCATCGAAGCTATAGCCGTCGACGGCGGCGATGGCGGCCGTATGAACCAGGTGCTCGAATGGTGTCGGCGGCAGCCGGATGCCCGCGCCATCAAGGGTGTCGCAGGGCGGGGTGTACCGGCGATCAGCGCGCCGTCGAAGAAATCCGTAACGAAGCGGGGCAAGCGCAAGCGATTTGGCAGCGCGATGCTGTGGCCTGTCGGCACATGGACGCTGAAAAGCGAGTTCTACGCTAATCTGCACAAGCCTGGCCTAGCGGCGGGAGAACCGGCGGATCCTCCGGGGTATTGCCACTTTGGCCAGTTTCTGGGGAAGGAGTTCTTCCTTCAGATCACGGCCGAAAGTTTCGTGACCGAACTGGTAAAAGGCAAGCTCCACGAAGAGTGGCGGCGCCTTCGCCCTGACAATCACCTGCTGGATTGCAGAATCTACGCCATGGCCATGGCGGAACTGCTCGGCCTTACCCGGATGTCGAAGGATGATTGGGCGAGACTGCGGTCCGCCATAGCGCCTTCATCCGTGCCTGACCTCTTCACGCCTTTGCCGGTGCGCATAGCCGCGGCTCCGGCAACGCCAGATGCAGATTCGGCGGAAACGCAGCAGGCTTCAGCGCCTGAAAAGGAGAACCGATGGAAGCGCCGGCGTTGAAGCCTCGGGTCCGGGTGAAGGCCGGTCGTGCTTCCGCCGCAGGTGCGCCTGAAAAAAGGGCAGGCTTTCTTCGCGACAGCCGCTCATCCGTCATCAACATGCGGCCGGCTGCACTGCGCGAAAGCCGCGATGAAATCAGAGCGGTGTGGCGCCGCTCTGCCGGCCTGGCGCTCGATCTGATCCAGAACTCCGGG